CTATAAATGTTTGGAATAGTCAACATCATAATGCTGTTCCTGATTCAACCAAACAACCTAAAGATAATACATCTTCAGATTACGAAAATGCTATTGATGGATCTTCAAGAGATGTAAGAAGAGTAAATGATGATTCTACAGATATTAATTTAGGACCAGGATTCAATGAACAAATAAATACCCACCCTTTAAAACCTTTTTCTGGTGATAATTTATTAGAAGGAAGATGGGGTAATTCAATTAGATTAGGTAGCTATATTAACAATAGTACTAATAACCCTAATATTATAATTAGAAATGGTCAACCTAATAATATTTCAAGTGATAGTTGGGTGCCTATAACTGAGGATATAAACAAAGATCAATCTTCTATTTACCTAACTTCTAATCAAAAGATAAATATAGAAGTATCAAGTAAAAATTATAATAGTTATACTGAACAACCTATATCCCCAAAAGAGTATGATAAAAATCAAATTATATTAAATTCTGGTAGATTATTATTTAATACAATTGATAATGATATTCTTTTTTCATCTAAAAAATCGATAAATTTTAATTCTGTAAATTCTATTAATATAGATACTAAAGATTTTATAATTAGTAGTAACCAAATCTACTTAGGTGATAAAACAGCCACTGAGCCTATATTAAAAGGTAACATAACCATAACCCAACTCTCAGCTTTAATAGATACATTAATTCAATTTTTTACTATTTATGGTAATGAACCCCCTAATGCCAAAGTAGGTTCTACTCCTTTAGCTGGTACTTCAATTGTTGGGAGTTTAAATACTATTAAAAGTACCTTAGAGACTCAATCTAAATCTAAATATAATTTTACTATATAATGGCTGATTTTTGTAAATCCCCCCCTAAAGATGACTTAGGATCTATTCTAAGTTTATTACCTAATTTAGAAGTTTTACAAAAATTATCACAATATGTAGCTGAAAAATATGAAAATATTCAACAAATATATAAAAAGAAAATTGATAAATTAATAGATAGATTTTCTGATGTTTGTCCTTCTTATCAAGAACTCCAACAAATAACTACTACAAGAAATAACTTAGTAACACAAGTTAATAAAATTTACGCTAAAATAAATAATATATCAAACACTGTCGGTATAACATTACAAATTGTTAATGGAACTCTTTTAATAATTGGGGTGTCTCAAGCTATAATAGGCTCCCTTAACACAGCTAGGATTATTTCTCCAATCCCTCTCCCTGATAAAGTAGGAGCAGTTGTAGATAAAGCGGAAGATATTATCAATAAATTAAGATTTAAAAAAGATGGTGAACCTCGAATAATAAATGTATATAATGGTTTAAACTCTTTAAATGTAACATTAATTTTATTTTCAAATGCCTTAAGAATCTTTATATGTTCTTTAGAAGCTTTAGATGTTAGCCTATTAAATTGCTTCAAATCTATCCCAGAAGAAAAAAAACCTAAACTAACTCCTTTAGATTCAGAAGTTATAGCATTTGCTGAAACCTCAGCTCAAGAATCTACTGAGAGTGTTTTGGGTGTTCCTTATAAAGGATTTATTTTTGAGATAGAAGAAGTTCCTTTTACCCCAACAGTTAATAGAAAACGAGCTAATGCTTTAAATAAAGATGGTATTGTCCTTCTCCAAACTGAACTATCTTTTACAACAAGACCTGAGATCTTAATTCAAGAACTAAAACTTATAATTGATAGAGATAATTTAAAAGCAAACTAAATAAATATTTATAAACAATGAAGACTAATACTTTCAAATCTATAATTAAAGAAGCTGTTAGAGAAGTTATTAGAGAAGAATTAAGAGAAATTTTGTTAGAAGCTGTCAAAGCTCCCAAACAAGTAGTATCTGAATATTCTCCTCAACCTCAACCTTATTCCTCTGCTCCTTCATTAACTATGGAACAAAAAAGAGAACAATATAGAAATGTTTTAGGAGAGACAGCGGCTGCCTTTACAACCCAAAACGTTGCTGAGTTTAATCCTAGAGGAACTATGCCTGGTTCTGATCTCCCTGCTGGTGAGTTAAGTATGAATCAGATAATGAATTTAATGAATAGATAATGGCTATAAAACAAACTAACATATTTCCTATTGATTTACAACCAAGAAATGCTGTTGGTTTGGCTTTTCCTTTTACCAACTCAGCTACCTCAGGGTCTATACCCTTTAAATTGAATTACACTACAAGAGATCAGGTAAAATCAAATATAATAGTTTATCTTTCAACTAATAAAGGTGAACGTCCTCTAAATCCTAATTATGGAGGAGGATTAAAAAATTTTTTATTTGAACAATTATCTACAAATACATTTTCTAATGTTGAAGATGTTATAAAAAGAGAACTAGCTTCCCAATTCCCTCAAGTTAACTTAAAAAAAGTTGAGGTATTAGGATCTCCTGATAATTATACTTTAACTATAGTTATAACTTATTCTGTTTTCAACAATGAAACAGACACTTTAGCTATAAATTTTAACCCATAATAATGGCTGATACTAAAACAAATAGAGATATAAAATATATTAATAGAGATTTTGATTCCTTAAGATCTTCTCTTATTGAATTTTCAAAAACCTATTTCCCAACCACTTACAATGATTTTGGACCTAACTCCCCAGGATCAATGTTTATTGAAATGGCTTCATATGTTGGGGATGTTTTATCTTTTTATTTAGATAACCAAATTCAAGAGACTTTTTTACAATATGCTCGTCAGGAGCCTAATTTATATGACTTAGCTTATATGATGGGTTATAAACCTAAAGCCACAGGTGTAGCTATTGTTGATATAGATATTTATCAAAAAGTTCCTGCTAAAAATGTTGGTGGGGTTTATGTACCTGATTATGATTATGCTTTATTAATAACCAATAATACTATTGTAGGATCTAATACAGGAAACTCAACTCGATTCTTAATTCAAGATCCTATAGATTTTTCATTTTCTTCATCCTTAGATCCTACAGAAGTTACTGTTTATGAGGTAGATGGTTCTGACCCTTCCTCTTTCCTTCTAAAAAAAACACGAAGAGCGATCTCAGCTACACCTAAAAATACAACATTTACTTTTACTAATGTTCAAAGATACCCAACAGTTACTATTAATGAAGCTAATATAGTTGGGATATCTAGTATTATAGATAGTGATGGTAATGAATGGACTGAAGTTCCTTATTTAGCTCAAGAAACTGTATTTGAGCCTATTAAAAATAAAAATCCTTTTGGTCCTGACCCCAATGCTCAATCTGACTCTAATGAGGTACCTTATATTTTAAATTTAAAAAAAGTACCAAGAAGATTTGTTACTAGATTTAAATCTAAAACTCAATTAGATATACAATTTGGAGCTGGGACTAATCAAAATAATATAAATGAAGTTATAATACCTAATCCTGATAATGTTGGGATTGGTTTACCTTCATCACAAGAAAAGTTAACAACAGCTTTTAATCCTTCTAATTTTTTGTATAGTAATACTTATGGTATAGCCCCTTCTAATACAACATTAACTGTAACTTATTTAGTGGGAGGGGGAGTAACAGCTAATGTTGAATCAAATGTTATTAACAGTATTGTAAGCGCTGATATAAAATTCCAAAATTCTAATTTAGATAATACTTCTAACTTAGCTCAAAACATATTTGACTCTGTATTAGTATTAAATTCTACAGCGGCTACTGGGGGAGATGATGGAGATAATATAGAAGAAATAAGAAATAATACTTTAGGTAATTTTGGAGCTCAATTAAGAACCATAACTCAAGAAGACTACTTAGTTAGATCTTTAAGTTTACCCTCCCAATATGGAACTATAGCTAAAGCTTATATTGAATCTGAAAAACTAGAGAATCTCCTCCCTGGTGAATCTCCCTCAGCTTTAGACTTATATGTTTTAAGTTATAATGCTAATAGACAATTAATCACAGCTTCTCCCACCTTAAAACAAAATCTCTCAACCTACCTTTCTCAGTATAGAACTATTAATGACTCTATTAAAATTAGAGATGCTTTTATAATTAATATAGGTGTTGATTTTGATATTATAGTATTACCTAATTTTAATAGTAATCAAGTTTTAACAGACTGTATATTAGCTTTACAAAATTATTTTAATATAGATAATCAACAAATTAACCAACCAATTTTATTAAGAGAAATATATATTCTTTTAGATAGAGTTAAAGGAGTTCAAACTGTTGATAGTGTAAAAATATCTAACAAAAGTGGTGTAGCTAGTGGATACTCTCAATATGCCTATGATATAAATGGAGCCACATTAAATAATGTTATATATCCTTCACTAGACCCTTCTATTTTTGAAATCAAATTCCCAGATGTTGATATTAGAGGTAGAGTTAAAACTTTATAATTATGGCAGTATATAAAATTTTTCCAACAAAAGATACAACTATATATTCAAGATATCCCGCTAAAAACACAGGGTTAGACTCTATTATAGAAGCTATAGCTGACTTTTCAACAGGTACTGCTCATGTTAGTAGATATTTAGTTCAATTCTCTCAAGAAGAAATTAACTCTATTATTGATAGTAAAATTGGTACTTCTTCTTTTAAAGTTAATTTAAAAAATTATATCTCTAATATTGAAAATCTTAATTTAGATACTACATTAGAAGTCTATCCTATATCAGGATCTTGGGGGATGGGAACTGGTAAATTTAATGATAATCCTGAGGTAGATAATGGGTGTAGTTGGGTTTATAGAACATATTCTGGGTCAAACGCTTGGGCTACTTCTAGCTTTTCTTCTTATGTTACTGCTTCTTATAGTAGTGTAGCCGGGGGAGGTACTTGGTATACTGGTTCTTCTTTAGGTTTAAATGTTACCCAATCTAAAGTTTATAATTATAATAGTAGTAAAGATTTAGATATAGATGTGACTAATACTATAAAAACTTGGTATAGTTCATCCAAATCATTAGGTGGTTTTACTAATGATGGGTTTATTATTAAACAAAGTGGAGCGGATGAATTTGTAAATAGTTTATCTAAACAAACTAAACTTCAATTTTATTCTATAGATACTAATACAATCTATCCCCCTGAACTTCAATTTCAGTGGAATGATTTTATATACTCTACCTCCTCTGCTCAGTCTGTTATTAACACTACCCAAATGATAGTGACATTGGATAATAATCCTATTGAATTTAGACGCTCTGAAGTATACAAATTTAGAATTAATTGTAGACCAGAATTCCCCACTAGAATTTACCAAACATCCTCTATATACACAACTAACTATTACCTCCCAGAAACCGCGTATTATGCTATAAAAGACTTGGATACTAATGAATTTCTATTTAACTTTGATGATACTTACACTAAAATAAGCGCTGATAGTTCAAATAGTTATTTTACCATCTATATGAATGGATTAGAACCTGAAAGATACTATCAAATCTTATTAAAAGTAGTGTTAAATGGAGAAACTATAATTTTGGATGATAATTATTATTTTAAAATAATAAATTAAAAATGGGACAAAGAATTGATCTTATTAGAAAAGTTTATGATAAAGATAAATATCAAAATACTATTGATACCTCTTTTAATGAACTAACCCCCCCTATTCCTTTCTCAGATACTGAACCTGAAATAACTATAACACAATTTTTTGAGGCTTATAATAATTTATTTTTTGATATACCTAAAACAGGGCCTAACTCTCATAATGAATTAATTCAAAGAAGTAGTGAGTATGTTGATAATGAACAAACTAATCTAGAGTTAGACGCTTTATATAGTGAAATCAACTCATTAAGAGAACAACTTTTAGAAACTCAAACTCAATTAATAGAAGCTCAACAAACCCAATTAACTCAAGGAATTAATATACAATAATGGCTTTAGTAACAGTAAATAAAATAAATACGGATTTATTTGAGGACTATACTCCTAAAGATCTTAATCTAATTCCTGCTTTTGATGTTATATCCCAATTTAGTCCTAACACAGATAATATAGAGTTTTCTATTTTTAATGAGTTAAACCAACTTGAATATATAGATTATAGTTATAAAAATTATACTGTTACTTTAGATTATAACACCCAACAAAACGCTGTATCTACAGTTAATGTTGATCCTGAAGTTGATACTATTAAAGCTGGGTATGATCAAGGAAATTATACAGTTATTTATAATTTTCTTCGTAACCAACTATCATCATCAATAGATAATCCTTTTTATCTAAAACAAATATCCTCAGATAGGACTGAATTAAGGTTAGCTAATAATAATTTAACTAATGAAGAATTAGAATCCTTAGTTTTTTCATTTAAAAATGACCTAACCAACTCAGCTTATTTTGAAGATTTTCAAGTTAATTTTGGTAATAATAATATTTTTATAGCTAATAATATATTATTAGATACTGTTACTTATCCTCAATATACAGTTTTAATAAAGTTATATGAACCTTTAGATATTCAATTTGTTGAAAAAGACACCTTATGGGTGACACTTCAAACAGCTGATGAAGTTTCTTTTAACATTAAATTCGCCCCTAAAGTAGTTGAGCTTGAACCTTCTCCAAAACTTAGAGGTCCAAATTTTGAAGTTCAATTAAAAGATATTATTAATAATTCTACTCCATATGAAAATTTAACTTCATTAACAACTACAACTTTAACTTCTTCTTATAATGAATTACAAAATTTATTAGCCCAAAAAGGAGTAACAGTTAATATTGACTATAGTGACTTTAATGATTTTATTTATTTCTCCTCAGCTCAAAATAGAGTAGAAAATTTTTATTATAAGGTAGGATTAATTGAAGAATATCAAAATGAAATTAATGAAATTAATTCATTAAACCCATCAGATATTACTTCTAGTATTATTTTATTAGAAAAACAAATAGAAAACATTATTAAGAATTTTGATGGTTATGAATATTACCAATATTATTCATCAGGTTCTTCAGACATATACCCTAAAAATAATTCTATACCTCCTTATATTTTAGCTTCTACTGGAAGTGCTTCTTCCTTAACCTGGCTAAATACTCAAATCACCTCAGGATCTGAATATGATACTGAGAATCCTGATAGATTGGTTAATAATTTACCTTCTTTTGTAAAAGATGATAATACTAATGCTTCCTTCTTTCTTTTTATGGATATGATTGGACAGCATTTTGATAATATGTGGGTTTATACAAAAGATATAACTAATAGGTTTGATGCTGATAATAGATTAAATTATGGTGTATCTAAAGATATAGTGTCTGATGCTATTAGAAGTATGGGTGTTAATTTATACCAAAACAATTTTTCATCAGACGATCTTTACTCAGCTTTATTAGGTATAAATGGTTCTGGGGATTTACTTCCTCCAACCGGATCTGAAATAATTACAACTTATGTGACCGCTTCCTCTGAAGTTACTAAATTAGATGATGTAAATAAAGAAATATATAAAAGAATTTATCATAATTTACCTTATTTACTTAAGAAAAAAGGTACAGTTGAAGGTTTAAGAGCTCTAATTAATACTTATGGTATTCCTGATACTATTCTTAGAATATCTGAATTTGGTGGTAAAGATAAAGATAATACAAATGATTGGGATTATTTTCAAAATAAATTTAATTATGCTTTATTTTATAGTGGTAGTCCTACAAATAATAATGTTTTAAAAATTAATTGGACAGTAAATTCAAACTGGGGCTCAACTAGTAATAAGCCTCAAAGTGTATTTTTTAGATTTAAGCCTAAAAACACTTTACCAGAAAGTAATGAATATTCAATAATTACTCGTAAAACCGGAACCCCTTTTTATCTAACATTAGATTATACAGGATCAGCTTACAGTAGTAGCTCATACTCAGGCTCAATACCTTCTTCATCAAATAATTATGCTACTTTAACTTTATGGGAATCTACAGCTAAATTAATTAGTGTAGATGCTCCTTTTTATGATGGAAGTTGGTGGGGAGTTCAAATTTATAGACAACCATCTTCTTCAACAGCTAATATTGGTTTAAGAGTAGCTAATTCTATATATAATGGAAATAATGGATTTAAAGTAGGATACACAGCTAGTAACTTTACCAGCAGTACTTTTACAAGTTGGACAGCTGGTGTTGGAACACCTGTATTATGCTTTCCAACTACAGGTAGTAGTGGTTTAGTATTAGATGGAAACACCTACTATGGATTAACAGGCTCATATCAAGAGGTAAGATTTTATAATGTAACTCAAAGTGAAGAAATATTTTATGATTATGTAATGAATCCTTACTCTATTGAAGGATCTGATTATTCATCTTCAATAAATAATCTTATATTTAGAGCCCCTTTAGGATCTGATTTAATAACTATAACAGGAACAAGAACATCAATTCATCCTAAAGTAACAGGTTCATTTATTACTAATTCATTTAGTAGTGATAGTAATTATACTATTGGAAATGAATTTATTTTTTATCCTCAAACAGAATTTATATATTATGATCAACCTGCTGTTGGTATAAAAAATCGTATTTCTCAAAAAATAAGAATAGAAGATAATATATTACCTTCTGGAGACGTTTTAACACCTTATAGAACAATACAACAAAGATATCCCCAAAGTGAAAGTTACACCCGAGATGTAAACTATGTTGAAGTAGCTTTTTCACCCCAAAATGAAATTAATGATGATATTAATTCATCAATGGGATATTTTAATATTGGAGAATATATTGGAGATCCACGTCAAGTATCTGAATCTTCTTATTCTTACCCCGATTTAGATAGACTACGTAATTCTTATTTTGACAAATATTATAAAAATTATAATTGGAATGATTATATAAGACTTATCAAATATTTTGATAATTCTTTATTTAAAATGATCAAAGATTTTACTCCTGCTAAATCAGGTCTTTCAACAGGAGTAGTTATAAAACAACATTTACTTGAAAGAAATAAACAGAGACCAGCTCAAGTTGAAATTTCTCAATATGATTATAGTGGATCTATCTATTCACAACAAATATGGGATCCTATAACTAGTGATACTTATATTTCTAATTCAAAAATAAGTGAAATTAAAGGTGGTGCTGGTGGGATATTTAATAATTTAAATTATAATTACGCTAATGGATCTACCCTCACCATGCGTAACTCTTCAGGATCTGTAGCCCATAAAACAAATACTACCAATACTGTAATTAATTCTTTTGGGGGAACGTTTGGTATATACGGAATCACAGGAAGTAATGGTGGTTTAGTAATAGAAAATGTATCTCAACTTGAATATCCTTTTAAAAATATAACTAATGTCCCTATATATTTTGATTTTAATATTGAAGGTATAGTTGTAAATGATAATATTAATGCTGGAGAATTGTATATTCTTTCTAACCAAAGATTTACCACTTCCTCAATTACTCTTTTTAGTAAATTACAAGCCGGTTTTATCCACTCAGCTTCACTTGGAGATATTAATGTAGCTTCTTCATTCTCATCTTCAGTCCAAAATTTACTAATTTATCCTAATGAGTCTATATCAATTGTTATTACAGATTCAGATACTGCAACTGATAAATTTTTAAATTGTAGTGTCACATTTTCCCCATCTAAATTAAATAATAATTTTACTTTTAATACCCAATTTTGGAATGAAACCATCCTTACCCCTTCAGGTAGTATAATATTAACTCATAAAACTGAGGATGAATTTTATAATGGGGAATTACAAGGTACAGAAATTGAAGCTACTAATGGAGAATTAAATGACTGGAATACTTCAAAATTCCCTTTAACTCTAGAAATAGACTATATTCCTTATTTTTATGTGGCTTCTACTAGTTCTTTAGATATATTTAATAGTAATAATTTAGTACCTAATTCTGGAGAAGTATATTTATGGTATGATACTGGAAGCACACTCAATCCTGGAGGAGGGGGAGGAGGTCCATCCATTCCTACTTTTGGTTTTGGAGGTAATTAATTATAAATAAATTATAAAATAATAATGTCTGGAGTAACTAGTGGCATCAAATATATAAAAATTAATACTACTGATAGTAATGGGAAAGACTATACTGCTCGTTTAGCTAACGCTAATTCTATTAAAATTAATTACGCGGGATCTAGTTCAGTTCAATATGATATATTAAGTATCCAACAAAAAACTGGTACTTCTTTTCAAGGAAGTACTAACTACTTTTTATTAGGAGTTATACCTACCTCTTTTACATCTTCTAACCCTGGAAGATTTGGATTTAGCTTAAAAGCTAGCGCTTCATATAATATGAGTAACCTATCTACAACCCCAGTATGGAATGGTGCTTACAATACATTCTTTTTTAATATAGGATCAGGAAGTTCTATAAACAATTCTCAAGGTGATGCTTTAATGTTTTATGAGACTGGCTCTAATGGTGATATGTTTAACCCTATCCCTGCTAAATATACTTTTAGAGCTATACCTAATGAAATTTTAAATATTCAATTTACTTGTTCTATAAAAAATAGTAATGGAGGGGTAAACGCTCCATTTACAGCTTCTCTTTACCTTATTTCTCCTAATGCATTTCCTGTATCATTTCCTATAGCCCAAGCCGTTATCCCTTTTTCTAACACTTTATCCTTTTCAGGCTCTATTAATACCCTTTCTTCAGGTTTAGATGCTGTAATTAAGAGTGGAAGTTATTTTTACATACAAGGAATTAATTCTATAAGTGTTAATCCTTTAACAGCCTCTTTCGCTGAATTAAATATAGTAGCTTCACCATATTCTGTTCCCTCATCTTCTATAACAAACATATACCCAGAAAATATCAATTTCCTCAATTCAGATGAAAATGCTTTGTATAATAATGCTACTATACCCAAATATTCAAACATTTATCAAGATATAGATTATTCAACTGGTTTAGTTCCTACAAATTTTGATCTTTTGATTAGTGGAAACGCTGACGCTGCTCCAATTCAAGATTCAAATTACACCGCGACAGGATGGTCTAATAGTAGATATAATGGAAGTAGAGTTTCATCTTTAGATTTTAATATATAAAATGGCTACACAACAATCAGATAATAACACTTATGGAGTTTTAGGAGGTCTTCCTGTAGCTGAACAAACTCAAGATTATTTTCTTGTTTTTAAAGATGTTGGAGGAACTGGACCTGAAATAATAAACAATACAGCTTATTTTATAGAATATGTTGTTGATTATGAAGGAGAACTTAGTAAACCATCATCTGATTCTGTAAGTAGATTAAATGTTCTTCAAAATTTTCCTTTAGGGAAAACAGCTATAGTTAGAGTAGATAATGCTTCCAATGCTAATACTCAATTAAGTGGAGAACTTACTGTAACTGGATTAGGTACTCAAAAACCTATATTATATACCCAATATGGGATACCTTCATCAAGTTATACTACAACTATATCTTTTACAACTCCTGAAGGAGCACCCGCGGCTTCAGCTCAAACAGCTAATGACATATTAAGTACTATGATTAGAACTTCTAGTTATCCCTTTGATGACAGTAGTTTTACAGTTTTACAAAATTATGATGATATAACAGTATCTCCCATAGACCCTGGAGCTCAGTTTATAAAAGGATTAGGGAGACATCTTATAACTTCTTCATTTTTAAGAAATATAAATAGTATTAGTTATAGAACTTCATATAATATAATAAATAACTCATCAAGACCAGCTGAGATGATAGTTAGATTAACCAACACATCTAATTCCTCAGCCTCAGTCTTTCCTCAAGATATTTTTACAATCCCAGCTAATTCATCTAGAATAGGAGAAATAACAGCTACAATTCCAAAAAATTATTTACCAATCACCATCAATTTCCCAGCTATAAGACTCCAAGCTCAAACTAGCACACCTGTAACATTTTCTAACATAGTCTTTTCAGTTACATCTACTTCTCCACCCCCACCTTTTAGAACTATAACTAATTATTGGTCAACTGGTAGTGATACAAGTGTAACATGGTTAACCGCTTCTAGTTTTCTTTCTTTAAATTATGGTAATATCCAAGATACAACAGATTTCGCAGGTACTGGTGGTAGTTTTGGGCTTTCTCCTATTAATGACTTATTTACACCTAGAACTGGAGATAGAATAAGGTTTGAGTATGATCCTTTAAAAGATTTTTATATATATGATGTAATTCCACCACAAGATGATTCTCAAGGTCTCTTAAAAATTAAGTTAAATCAAGCTTTGCCTGAAGATATTATATTAGATAATTTTATAATACATAGAGTAGATAATGAGGACATAAAATATATTATATTAAATGTACCTAAAAAATCTGTTATATCTAGCCCTGATAATCCTTTTAAAGGTATAATTTTACCTAAATATCCTTCTGAAAGATTAAAAAATAATTTAGATCAAATTTTATCACAACTTAAAGAAAAAGGTGTGATATAAAACCAAAAATAAACATATTTATTATATATAATAAAAAATAATGGGATACTTAAATAATTCTGTCGTAACAGTAGATGCTATCTTAACAAATAAAGGTAGAGAATTATTAGCTAGAGGTGATGGTTCTTTTAAAATCACACAATTTGCTCTTTCTGATGATGAAGTTGATTATACTTTATACAACCCAACCCACCCCTCAGGAAGTGCTTACTATGGTCAAGCTATTGAAAATATGCCTTTATTAGAAGCTTTTCCTGAAACTACTCAAAATTTAAGATATAAACTAGTAACTTTACCTAGAGGAACATCTAAAATGCCAGTACTTGATATTGGTTATGCTTCTATAACCTTAAAACAAGGTGCTTCTTTAGCTATAACACCTCAAACACTTAATTATTTGGGTAATAATCAGGTATTTGAATCTAGTGGTTATACAGCTACTATAGCTGATGTTAGAGTATTAAACACATTTAATGGTGTTGGTGTCCAAACCTCAGAAGCAATTGCTTTAAATTCAACTCAAACTTTAGGTACTAATGTATCTAAAACAGTTGTTGGAACTACAATTAATCTAACAGCTACAACTGTAAATACATTATTTGGTTCAAATACTCAATTATATACAACATTACAAATTGTTGGTAGAGATAGTGGTGCTAGAGTAACAATTCCTGTAACAATTACCAAAACAGCTTAATATAAAATATGTCATTTAAAAGATTAGACCCCGAAGATTTTTTAATCAGCGCTGACTCAGTAACAGCTGGAGCTTGGACTGGTAATACCCCTACTTTAACTGAATTTTTCACCTCATCAGTTCAAGCAGCTGGAATTAGTGGTGATTATTATTTAAATATTTTTCAAACTAGTTCTACTGAAGAAAGTACTGAAGTCCAATTTAATATATCTTTTGGTAATACTAATGGCTCTGGTTCTCTACTATATGATGCTGGAATTTCTGGTAAATCTCCATCCTCAACTGTTTTTGGTCAATTTCAAAATATAGTTCTAGGAGATGAAAATAGTAATTTTGTTTTTGGAACCACAACTCCTGTTAATCAAAGCTTTTATGCTATTACAGTAAATAGAGCCAGATATAAAGGAAATATCTTCCCAGGTACTTTAGAACTTAGATTAAGATCAGCTAGTTTTACCCACATTTTAACAGATAACAGTAATGATACTTCAGTTGTAACATTTAATGAAGCTGGTAGAGTATATCAGATAGTTAGTGGTACAGCTGGAAGAGCCTTTTCAGGAACTGGATATACCGCTAACTCAGGTTCATATGGTTTATTCTTACCAGACATTGGAACTATTTTATTAAACGCTTCTGCTTTAGATTTATCTTTTGCTAATGGAGGTATAGGTTTAAGTACAAATTATAGTTCTAATACAGATGGGACTAATCCTTCTAAGCTTTATACAGCCATCTCAGGGGGAGCTAGTTTTAAATTAAACAGTCAAGAAAATGTAACTTCAGACTATGTTTTTATAAGAGCTAGAAACTCTGAATTTAATTATTCTGAAAACCCATCATTTATATCAGGATCTACAGGTGAGGTACTTTATAGTGATTTTATAAATGCTCCTCAAACATTCATAACAACTGTAGGTTTATATAATGATGCTAATGAATTATTAGCTGTAGCTAAATTAAGTAAGCCACTTAAAAAAGATTTTACTAAAGAAGCTCTTATTAGAGTTAAATTAGACTTCTAATGGATGAGTTACTTAAAAACCCTCACCAGTAATGATGTAATTGTAACTCCGTTTACAGTTAATAAAACCTTTTCAGGTACAGAATATTATTCTTATTTTACAGGGTCAAATACTTCTTATCCCATAGCAGGGGGAAGTGAGGGTACAGCTAGCGCTGAGTTAGTGTTTAACTCAATAAAACAACTCTACTATAGTAACTACATATCAGGTAGTAGTGGATTAATTTCTAATGCGGCCACTGCTTCTTTTAATACAGATGGTACTGTGGTAGGTCCTGCTTATAGCACTAATTATATAAACTCATTACCTAATACAACAGGATCTTTAAGATACTTTGTCTCTTCAGGTAACATTGGTGTAATTTCTATTCCTTCAAAATACTACGGAAATTATATCCAACCTAACTCTCTTAGAGTTACTATATCAGCCAGTGCTATACCATCAGGTTCTTATTATGATGATGGAGAAGGTAACTTAATTTCTTCTTCTTTTTTTGGAGGAAATATTATTTACCAAGATGGTATTTTAATTTTTACAGGAACCGGAAGTGGAATAGGAACAACATTCTCAGCTACTAATATTGAGTTCCAATCTTCAATTACATTATATGAAACCCAATATAAATGTACTATTAGAGCTAATGAGTATAATTATTCATTAAATCCTTCACTATTAAAAAGTGGCTCAACAGACACTTATAAAGATTTTGTAACAGGATCTGATTTTTCACCCTATGTTACTACTGTAGGTTTATATAATTCTAATCAAGAATTATTAGCTGTAGCTAAATTAGCTCAACCTCTACCTACTTCCCAAACAACAGATACAACAATTTTAATAAATATAGATAGATGAATTGGTTATATTATGAAGACGAGATTATAAACATATCACAATTTCCTGAAAATACTTATGGATTTATCTATAAAGTAATTCATTCCATCACAGGAAAGATATATATTGGTAAAAAAGTACTTTACCACAATCAAAAGAAAAAGCTAACTAAAGCTGAATTAGAATTATCTACAGGTAGAGGTAGAAAATCTTTATACAAGATAGTTCAAAAAGAAAGTGATTGGAAATCATATTATGGTTCTCAAAAAGAAATTAAAGAACTA